TTTTACATTATCAAATGTCCAATCGTGATTATAAGGAGTTAACGAAGTAAGGCTGTTTAATCTTTTGTCTCCAAGTATTCTTGTTAGCGTAGTCGTGGCCCCAAGAAATGTTACAGAATAAGCATAGGCTTTATTGCTTTTCATTAATACCTTATTGAGTCTAAGGCTTCCCTTTCTAAATGGCGTATGGTTTAATTGTATTTCAGCATCGTCTCTAAATCTGGCATCGTACCCACCTACTAACGCATTATCATAATAATGCTTGAATATTTTATTGTTGTTTTTAGATGCAGGAATTGTAAACGACTGAGAGTAGTCTGTAAATATTTTAGAGATATCCTTAACGTCTTGAATAGAAGACGTAAGCTCAACGCTTTCATCTTCAAACATCTCAAGTCTGCTTGTGCCTAAATATATCTGTATAGTCTGCATTTATCTTATGCTGTTTATAGTGTCAAAAGAATAATCAAAGTCTATAGCGTAATCAATTAACTTATCGTTTACACTCTTCTTCATTTTTAATGATTCGGTCTTTGGGTTTATAGGGTATACCTTTGAATCTTCGTGTATCCAAACATTCTCAGACAATAGAATCTCTTTTATAACCTCATTAAAGCCTTCGCTTACAAAGCCAGTATTAAGTTTAATTGACTTATTGCCGTTGACATTAAAGTCTTTGTTTTGTGGAATATTAGTGCCGTAGCTTAATGTAGATGTTCCAAAGTCCAGCGTATTAGCCTTGAACCTATCTTTAGTTATGTTAACAGAATCATCCCTTCTCTTGAAGAAGTAAATAGATTGAACTACCCCAAACTTATTAGTGAAGGAAACCTTGCTTGGATCATACTTACACTCAGTCAAGTAATTTATAGTAACTACATCAGTAGCTCCACTAACTCCTGTTACTATAGCCGTATCAGGATTGCCGTATGCTATTGAGTTTGTCACAAGATTACTGTCCTGACTCTTTACGTGAGAGATGTCAGTAGTTATAGTCCCTAAATTATTGTCAACCGTGTAATCAAGCGTGTCTACAGTTATTGATGTAACACTAACGCCAAAGGTATTAGTAACTAATAATGTTCCTCCCTTGTAATAATCTACCTTAAAAGCTCCTTGAGGCCCAGTATAAACAGGTATTCTTGCTAAATCCCCATCTTTAACGTACATAACAGTATTAGTCTGTAATAGACTATAGCTAAGTCCTGGGTTAATACCTTGCTCAAAGTATCCAAAACCATCAAAAGCAACCCCTTGTCCAGGAACAACATCAGAAGATCCATCATCAAAGACTCTTGTTACCTCCCATTCTACCCAAACAGTTTGTTTTATAGTATCATAGTCCCCATCAAAGCTGACATTAATGTAGTCTCTAATCAGTTCAGCTACCTCAAATACTATAATATCGTTAGTTGATGTCCTTTCTTTATATATTGTATATGTAGGGAGTAAGGTTCTTGAACCGAATACTCCTTCGTATACCCATAATTTTAAGTTTGCACTTTGTACTTTTGCCATTTGTTATCTTTTATTGAGGACAGCTTAATACGTACTCCCATTTCGTTCCATCGTTTGGAGCATACACCTCAACTGTTGCTGTTGTTGTTGCTGTTGTTTTTTGAAAAGTAGTAGTGCCCTTTCTAACACCTTGAATAGTTTCTGCGGGAAGCCCTCTTGCCGCTAAAGCGGTGTTAAGAACTGTTTGGTTTGATGAAGATCCTCTGTATTTAGTGTCTATAACTACAACACCATCAAATGTAACTATGTATTTATCAGGTAGACCGAAAGTATCGTATGATAAAGTAACAACACCTGTTGCACTACCAAGTTCAATAGTATCTGTCTGAGGGAATGATGGCCCTCCGCTATAAGTAGATCCTGCACCACAAGGCACAGTAATTACCGCAGCAGTAGGACAAGTAAATGTAACCTCGTAATCATCATTAACCAAAGGAGCATAAGCCCTTAAAGTCACCAACGTAGGAGTAGCTGTAGTCTTGTTTAACGTAATTATAGTATTCTTATTAGATACAGCGGCTGTAGCTATATCTCCTTGAGGTATGTTTGCGAGAAGTAATTGAGGATCATAACTACTAGCCCCTATGTATTTAGTGTCTACAGTACTTACTCCGTTCCAATCAGCAACAAACCTTATGGGAACCTGGTTACCTGTAATAGTAAGGAAAACAGAACCAACCTCAGAGGTATTAATTTCAAACAAATTCTCCCCCACATCAGTTCCTGTGCTGTATGTTTCTCCACAGCTAACAGGTATTGTCTGAACAGGGTCAGTAGGAGGAATTACCACAGGAGGGTTCTCACTATTGATAGTTATATAATATGGGCTTCTTGTGTTTAACTTATCCATTATTTTCTTTTTACTATATCTTTAATCACTTCTTCTATGTCTCTTCCGTATGCTGCAAATATATCATCAAGCATTGCTTCTTTATTGTTCTGATAGACAAAGTCTATAATTCCAGAACCCTTATAACCAAACCTTTTTATTGTACCCTTTTCACTTATGGATTTAGCTATGTTTTTAGCCATCCAAAACATACTCCTATCATTTACAGCTACAAACTTTCCAGATCCATCTTTAGGCTTTATTCCTTTAGCCTTTGCCCAGGCCTCTATAGCAGATAAGGATGGAGCAGCTCCTGCTGGTCTACCCTCATCAATGTATTTTAAAGATAAGTCAGATAATATTTCTAATTCATCCTTAGTAGATTTGTATCTTATACTGTCTCTTGTTTTATTTGTAGCACTTGTTCCATCAATCTTTAGTTGAGACCTATACCTCTCAACAAGCAGCTCACCATACTTAATTAATTCCGCTTGTAGATTGTCAAACCGTGTCGTAGTCATTAGCAGATACTGATTTCATTTGGTATAGCAACATCTATATTTACTCCCCATCCAGCTAACTCATTCTCAAATCTGTCTTTAAATGGTTGAGCTGAAGGCGCATCAAGCAACTGAAGCTTATCAGTAAACATATCTCCTCTTCTTAATTGTTGAATAACATCATTAACCACCTGTAATTGACTGTTATAAACGTCTTGCAAGTTGTCATTACCATTAATAACATCCTTAGCAGGTAAATCTTTATTGTAATCAACCACATCTAAAGCAAGTAATTGTATTGTGAAACGCATTATTGGGCCATCAAATACCACATTAGTAATGTTTAAGTGGCTTAATGGAAATATAGTAGTCTTATTTAAGTCTACATCAGACAAATCTCCATAGGTAACAGTAAAAACATTAGGGTTAGTCCTTAGTCTGTCCTTTAATTTATCTATTATATCGTATATCTGTGTCATTATTGTATATTATATCGTATGGCTGTATTGTTATTTGTTTTTATTACTAGCCTGTTTTATCATTTTAGCCTCTATATCGTTCTTTTCCTTTTCAAAGCTTAACCACATTAAGCAGGTATGTAATGAAACTTTGGTAACTTCATCAAGTTTTCTGACGTCTCCTCCAGCAAGTCCATAAATTGACTGATACCAGCCCCATTTTCTACCAAAGCCTGCCGTGAGGGAGAAGGTTCCTTGTTCATCAGAGCCTCCTCCATTAAAGAGTTCATCGTATATTTTGACAATTTCTTCCCTAAACGATAAAAAAAAACAATAGAACCTAATGCTACATTAACAGGAGCATCTTTCATAACTTCTGCCCACTTCTCAGAGCCTTCATATTCAGCTATAATATACTTACCTCCCTTACCAGCTATAATAGGTCTATACATAACAGCCATAGCTTTATGCATATTATCCCAATCAGAAATATAAGACTCTAAGTCTACATATTCACCCATAGAAATCTTATCTAAGTTAGGTATGAAACCAAACTCAACAGTAACCCCATCAGAACCAGTCATAGTAAATCTATTAACCAAGTCACTCTTCTGATCAAAGCAAACAGATAGCTGTTTAAGAACAGACTCAAACATTGATACAGGTAATCCATAGCTCTCCTTTAAGGTTAAGCCACAGAATATCTCTAATGCTTTTAAGTTCAAGAACTCATTGTTCTTGTTGCCCTCTTCAATATTCTTAGAGATGCTTAGATACTTCTGATACTGATGCAATTTAATTGCACTTAGGTCTTGAGGTATATTTACTTCTAATTCTATTACTGCCATAAATTATAATATGATAACTTGTTTATATGCTTATAATATGATAACTGATTTACTTCCTTTTTGTTTTACTCTACATACAACTACATACATCTATACATATAACTATAGATAAATATTATATATCTCTACATACAACTATAGATAAATCTTATAGTTGGTAACTACACTATAGATAAATAGTATTAAGATACAGCCTAATATATAAAACAAAAAAGGTACTTTATAGTTATCTTAGTGTAACAGTTGGAAATCTGTATAAGTTCCTACACTTTAGGTAATCACCCCTATTGGTTCGCATAAATTCAGCTTAGCAA